CTATTTGTTTATAAAGGGACGAGGTTGGAGCTGTGCCCCCTTTTTTGGCTGAAGTGTTTCGGCGTCACATCGTTCAAACAACTCATTATGCCATTCAATACCAACTGGGCATTCGTGAGCATGGAGCGGTGAGCCGGAAATGTATTTTTCGCCATTCCAAATTACTCCAATAATTTTAGGAAGACCGACCCGATACAACCCCATCAGCTGGGGAGATCCACCGCTCTGTGGGTCCTCCCCGCTTGCCAGCGAGTCGCAGAACGCACCAAAGACGCTTCTGCTGGTGTCTTTGATAGCTGAGTCTTTCCATTTTTGATACCAGTTGGAAAGAGGTTTTTTGCCGGAGCCAGAATACTGAATGAGGCCTGATACAGTGGGTAACTTAAGTACTTCGGCTTTGACGTCTCCTTGTCCTGACCAAGAAACAGATCCAGCATAGAACTGAGATCTCATTCCACTTCCTGACCGAGATATGTATAGGATCTCAAAGATATTTTTGGCCTGTCGAGGATAAGAGGTGAAGCCGTATGAGATAAACGCTCTAACGATTTCGAGTTTTTCCTCGAAGCTCATGTCGCTCGATAACACATGCTCAAAATCTATTTTGGTACACAGCTTGTCTAGAATCTGGGCGGGAAACAGAACGTCACCACAAAAACCAAAAACTTCAGGGTGTTTGGTTGAAGCATAGAGTTTTTTTCCGTCGTTCCAATGGGTTTTATCGGCCCAAGTAAATCTACTATCACTAGCTAAATAAATTGCGGACGGTTGCCTGTGGTCGACTGATACCCAAGAAATCAATGTTGTCATAGGCTTCCACTGCTAATTTGTTTTGTGTATCTTAAATGGTATTGGCATACGCAACACGCCTCAATGAGCAACTCCCAGGCCCTCCACCAATAAATTTCGACGGGGGGTGAGGTCGGAGGACCTATCCCCCGGGTAACCGGGGGATGGCTGGGTCCCTTTCTAGATCGACAATTCAATTTGTCTCACCCCCTCTCTCATTATCTGATGTCAGGTACGGGTGGGTGTTTGGCAGGTTTATGCGCGAATCCCATTGAGCTGACGATACTCCTTGATTGCTGCAGTGCGCTGAACGTCCAGATAGTCTGCCAGATCGCTGATATGCACGCCTTTGGCGCTTTTCTGGCTTGCCTCAAGGCGGGTTATGGGAATTCTAATTTGGCCAGCCATAACTTTGCGTTGAAACATGTCTGTGGTGAGATGTGTAAAGTAGTCTTTGCAGACTCGTTCGAGTGGCACGATTGCTTGCCCTTCGTACTGGGCCATCAACAAAAATAAGGTATTCATTCTGCGGCCTCAGTCATCTTGCGCTGATAGTTGAACGAATGCTGCTGCTGCCACTCGTGGAACCTGTCCATTTCCAAGGGCTTTAATTCGGTCCATCCGATGGGCCACCCCATGAGCCACTCGACCCATTCCGGGTTCAATTGGCCACCGTCTGACGCCATCACGGCATGGTCCAATCGATCGTTCGATCGATCGGCACCGGACTTGCGCGTGAGAGCGGCCTTTGATGATCCCTTTGCCATACTCGCCACCGGTGTTGGCCAGGTCCGTGTCACTGCAGTACTTCGCTCTTGATCCCCATCTGCAACCGCCCCATACGATCTCGTTGGCATAGGCCATGAGCCAAGTTCGGTCCCGCTTGTGGGGCGCTCCAACGTCGGATGCTGAAACAATGCACCACTGCGCGTCATACCCCATTTCGGCAAGTTCACCGAGGACCAAGGCAAGTCCTCTTCCCACAAGCAAAGGTGAGTTTTCCAGGTAGACGAGTGCAGGTCGTACTTCGCTGATAATTCGTGCCATTTCTCGCCAGAGTCCAGAACGTGATCCGTTAATGCCGGTGCCGTTTCCGGCCGCAGAGATGTCTTGGCATGGGAATCCGCCAGAAACCACGTCAACAAGGCCTCGCCATCGTCTTCCGTCAAAACTGCATACGTCAGACCAAATTGGGAAAGCCGGGAGTGAGCCATCGGTTTGTCGTTGCGCCAGAACTTGTGCGGCGTAGGCATCACGCTCAACGGCGCAGATGGTGCGCCAGCCCAGGAGGTGGCTTCCGAGTATTCCGCCACCAGCGCCTGCGAAAAGAGCCAACTCATTCACGTGGCCTCCATCAACGTGTCTGTGGATCCCGCAGTAGTCAGCTCCGGGAGATGGTTCAGTGTTTTCGGCACAATTAGGGCTGCCATAGCGAGGGCTTGATTTCGAAGAGCGAGAGAGTCACGTTCCAGTTTTTTGCCAGTCCTAAACGCACTGAAAGTTTCGGCTGCGATACGCAGTTTCTCGGCGATTTCCAGTAAGGTCTGATGGTGCGTTTCGTTCAGTGCCTGGATGTCCTTGAGCTTTTTGCAATGCCGATCAAGGTGTTGATGATCGGCTCGAATGAGCTGAAGGGACGCTTCTAGTTCGTGGATGGTTTTAGCGCTGTTAGCACGCTGATTAATCGTGCCTTCGTCGACTCCAGCGATACGGCCGTCAGTCAGGCCGATACGATAACCGGTCCAGTAGAGTAGGGCGGCTGCAACGATGAGACTGATTAGTGCGCAGAGTTGAATAGGTGTCATGTGCTGTGTTCCTCGGCAGAACCCGCCGGCGGGATCGTTGGTGAGAGGTCGGCGGCGGGGGGCTACTTGGGTTGACTGGTTATGCGCTGAAGGTGCCCAGGGTTAGGCTCGCAGCACCGCCGACTTCTTTGGCGAGTGTCGTTTTGAACTCCTGGGCGATTTCTTCGACCTGCTGTTCTTCGCCTGCCCAGCGGAGTTTGAGGGTTGGTTTGTCATCGCCAGTTAGGATGCTGAGCTTTAAGGTGAATACTCGGGTGCCCAGGCCTTCGTACGGGACCAGTTCGAAGAACAGCGCGTCGATACGGCTCTCGGCGCTAGCGGCTTCGATGCTATCCATTGCACTGCGAGAGGCGCCGAAGTTGTGTTCGCTGCTGGTGGCCGAGCTGCGGGCCTCAATGGTGATGTTGCGTACGCTGGCGATGGCGGCACTGATGGGCATGGTGCCGCCGCCTTCCTTGCTTGCCACGAGGCTGAGGTGCCAGTCTTCGATCCACTCGGCCAGCTCGCGCTGGCTGAGTTTCTTGCCGGCGATTTGCTGAAGTGCTTTGTAGGCTGCGGTCGGCTTGAGCTTCAGTGTTGCAACGTCATCCGCATGGCCCGGTGCAGTGTCGTCGCCGAGGTTGAAAAAGATCTTACAACTCATGTCGTCCTGATCGACGAAACCTTTGGCGGTAGGGCCGGTGCGCGAGATCGTGTACTCAGCAAAGTCGCGCACGCTACTGGTGTGCAGCGCACCGCGGAAACGGGAGCGTAGCGCTTGGTACTTTTCAAGGTTATGGATTTGAACGTTGTCCGGCAGCGCGGTAACAGGAATGAGCGTTGCGGGAAGGGCGCTGGCGGCGTGTGCTTGGGCGACGATCAGTTCGAGTGTGTCTTTAGCGAGTGGCATTGATGCTTCCTTTTTGGTGAGAGGACTTCGGTGCTGTGTCTTGGTAATGCTTTTAGCGAGGGACTACTGGGGTGTCTTCGCTCTTGAAGAGCTGCGAAGTCGGGTCGTTCTGGAATAGGGTCAGCCCTTGAGGCGTGAGGTACAACGGAGTGTCCAGAGTTGAGTCTTCACGCAACTTGCCGCGTTTGGTGGGCTGGGCGAAGTCGAGGGTATGGCTGATTGCGACCTGATTGCTCTGGCCGATTTGCTTCATCTTCAGCGTGATTTTCACTTCGCCCGCTTTGCCATAGTCGATGACCCCGGCGGCGACGTTTGAAAGGGCTTGGCCGATTTGCTGGGCGAAGACGCCTGCATTGAGCGAGTTAAAGAAGTCGTTCGTGTCCGTGGCTTTCATGTGCTGTGCCTTCTTGAGTACGAGTTGTTTGCCCCTGGACGGCAGGGACCACCGTGAATCAGGCTGCTTGCTTCGCTGCTTGCGCGTCGAGAAAGTCAGCCAGGTCGTGCAGGTACACCACCCGTTGCGCGCGAGCGGACCCGTGTAGCCGATTCACAACCAGCGCAATACGCCCGGCTTTGATCTCGGCCAGCAGGTAGCGATCGGTGCGGATGTGCGAGAAGTAGTGCTCGCGAACGGCTGCCAGCGTCGGGCACGGTGTTGCGAACTGACGCCGAAGTTGGTCGAGGGTGTTGCTCATGCCGCGTCCTCCCCGAACCCCTCCGATGGGGGCAGCAACTTGAGGCGGATCAGTTCGGCGAGGCCTTCTTTGCTTTTGCCCATTGCTGCCGCGCAGACGTTGCCGCGTTGGTCGGCGACGACGGCGCCGTAGGGGTACTCCGGCGATTTAGTCGGGGTGACGTAGGCGATTTGCCCCTCGCCAATGACAGCGTCGACACAACGGAATACCTCGGCTAGTTCGGCGCTGACCGGAGGTAGCGATTCCAGCAGCTGTACGGCTTCGGCTGAGGCGCCAATCAGCGTGGCGCGGCTGATGACAGTCGGGTGGTTGAGAAACATCGGGACCAGCTTCAGTGCGCCGATGGCTTGGGTAATGACGTTCTGGCTCATGCTGCGGCGTCCTTGTGCGTAATGGTGATGTTCAGTTTCTTGGCGACCCACTCAACGCCTGCTTCTTTCACCATCACCACTGCGTAGTGGCGGTGCTGCTTGATGGCAGGGACCCAGGTACTACGTGGGTCGGAGAACAGGTAACCGCGATCGCGGTGTTTGCTGGCGAGCTCGCCGTTGTTGGTGAGGATTCCCAGCTCCCGCAACCTGGTGCGGAAGGCGCGGGGCTTGAGGCCAAGTACGGCTGCCGTTTGATCCAGGGTACGGTTCATGGCTCTGTCCTCAAGCTGCGAGCAGTTTTCGAACGCTGTTCAGGAGTGCTTCCGACTCGGCCAACATTTGCTGTATTTGCGCTGTAGGAGTGGGCTGCCCTGGCGGCGGCATAGGCTCTGCCGACTCGATGTGTCCGTTCGCGATGTCCTGGATAAAGTCCCGCAGGTGCAGGTGATTGGCGCGATCCGAACGCTTTAGGGTCAGCTCGCCGGTGTGCCCGCCGAAGTCCACGCTGATGACTGCGTTGTCGTCGGTCAGCTCCACCTCAAAGCTCGCGTGGATGGTTTGTTCCGGTCGGTGAAGGGGGCAAACGGCGGCACCGCCAACCTGAAGCATGTGATGCAGCAGCTCTTGTTTCGGGAGGGGGATGAGATAGCTGTTCATGCTGCATCGCCTCCGAACGGCCAAGTGCTGTCTTCTGCTGCGGTAGTGTTGCCTGGCATTACTGCCTTGGTGCGACCTTTTGGGGTGGTGATTACAAGCAATCCAGTACGGTGCTGGATGGCTTCGACGGCGGCGCGGCTGCTGCATGCGGACGGATGCAGATAAACCGGGCAGCGGGTATTGCTGTGCTGTGTGGTTTGCATGGCTCGTACTCTTTGGTGAGAGGTATACGAGGCAAACGATACAAATACGCATTGATTGAGTCAATACGTATTTGCATTGATTTTAAAGTTGGGTATAAAAAAGCCCGCAGGAAGCGGGCTCAATCTGGCGGGCGATGTATTAGAAAATTTCTAACTTCGAGAAGACGACACCACAGATCATTGCATCGTCTCCTAGCTCGATGATCGGCTCAGGCCAAGCCGGGTTCAATGGCTTCAGGAACCGGCGCTTTCCTTCCATCACCAGTTGTTTGAACGTTGCCTCTTGGCTATCAACTAGTTTGGCGATGACAAGCGATCCATTTTCGGCATCCTTCGCAGGGTCAACAAAAATGATGTCTCCATCTCTGAAAGAGCGACGTTCATGTTGGTTGAACATGGAAAGACCGCGAACTCTCAGAGCGTAACTTTGGCTACTATGAGACGCGGCGCATGGCAGCCATATCTCTGCATCATCAAGCGTCCGAACGTCTTCTATTTCGCACCAAGCTCCTGCTTGAACCCAAGAAATCAACGGCACATATCCTTTGATTGCCGGCCCTGGTTCTACATTGGATTCAGAGCTTGAGGCTGAATTGACCTCAATAGTTAGATCTTTGTGTTCGCCACCTTTCCACAGCCAGTTGCTGCTGACCTTCAAGGCTTTGGCGATTTTCTCGACGTTCTCGTTACGCGGGCTGGTTACCGCGTTAGTCACGATCCTATGAATAGTTGGCTGAGGGACACCAGAGCGGCGGCCTAGCTCGCCTTCCGATAGTTCAAGTTCTTGCATGCGTTGAGCGATGCGGTCACCAATCACTTTTCTCTGCCTTGATTCAAAAACGTATCGCCGATTGTATTGAATCAATCAATACGTTTGTGTATTGTGGCGTTCAATGCGAAAGCGCATCGGTGAACGATATGACTATCCAAGAAATGCTTGCGGAGTTGCTGCGGTCGGGTTTGTCCCAGCGAGTTATCGCAGACCGCGTAGGTACAACGCAGCCAACCATCAATCGTGCTGCGAGAGGCGCGGATGTTCGGTATGTGACAGGGAAGGCTATCGAAAACCTTTACCTGCAAGAAAAAGCAGCTGCTGGCTTGAAGTCGGCAGCTTAAAAGGGTGCCGAGCTGGGGCCTCTCACCAAAGAATCCCCCAGCTCAGCTACGACGACACACAGCACATGCACATCGGTCGTGGTCGTAGGATAGGGACTACCTCATCTTATGGCTACACCGTAAACAGGGGATTTACGGTTATGAGTCGAACAGATCTATTGCCGGACGCGGGTCCGGTCCTTCCTTTGCGTCAGGCGATCTATCGCGCTGGTCGAGACTACAAGGGCGGAATTACCGCCCTTGCCTTTGACATGGTGTTGGACAACGACACCCTCCAGAAGAAACTCAAGCTCGATGAAGAACGCCGCTGGCTGAACCCTGATGAGCTTGAGGAGGTGATCCGGCTGACGGGCGATTCACGTTTGCTTGACGCGCTGATGCGTCCAGCAGGTGCTGTGTGGTATCGCCCGGTGCCGGTACCGGCAACCCGCGATGCCCTGAAAGCCGTAGGCAAGTTGCTCGGCGAGACCGGGGAGTTTGTGGCGGCGATGCACGACGGTGCTGCCGACAACGTCTGGGAGCTGCGTGAGGTCGTGGACCTGGAACAGCGCGGCATGGACGTGATTCGCGAAATCCTCGGCATCATGGCGGGTGCTCGTCAGGCGATGGAGGATCGCAACCATGGCTGACGAAATCGATCGCGCCAACGACCAGGCGCAATACTTGCTCGACGTTGCGCTTCAGCGCAGCCGTCGTGTGCCTTCGAACCGCGTGAGCGCGCAGTTCTGCGCGGATTGCGACGAACCTATCCCGTTACGCCGACAACAGTCGATTGAGGGTTGCCAAACCTGTGTTGACTGCCAGGGGTTGCGGGAGGCTCGGCGATGATTGAACCGGCCAAAGGAATAGCCATCGCCACATGGGCAAAACGTTACATCAACACTTTCGATCTCGCCTTGGTATCGATCGAGCCAGGTGAAAAAGCTCCAAAGGGCTTGGGGTGGAATAAACCGGGCGGTTACTTTACCGATGCCGCCACCGCTGAAGCATTCTGGCAACGAAACCCTAATCACAACCTCGGCGTCGTACTTGGGCCGAGCCGTGTCTGTTCGCTGGATGTCGACGACGTTCAGTGGACGCGCCATGTGTTGTATGAGCTGCTGGGTGTCGATCTGGATGCCATGGCGTTGGTGTATCCGACCATTGTGGGGAACCCTGCGCGCTTCCGGGTGCTGTTCAAGTTGCCGGAAGGCATTGAGTTAACCCGGCATTCTCTTTCATGGCCGAATGAAAAAGACCCTGACGGTTCGATTCACAAAGGCCTGATGGACAAAGCCAAGGCTGCGAAAGAGCAGGGCGATGGCGTCGCGGAAGCTGCAGCGCGCACGGAGGCCGAAGAATACAAACGCTTCACTGTGTTTGAACTACGTGCCGGCCTGGTACAGGACGTGTTCCCGCCTTCGATTCATCCGGGTACCGGCAAGCCTTACACCTGGAGAACCCCGCCCAACGCCGCGGACGGATTGCCAACGCTGACCCAAGAGTTGCTTTCTGTCTGGAAAAACTGGGACTTCTTTAAGCGTGATGCTGAAGCGGCATGCCCCTGGGCGATCAAGCCGACTACGCCACCGGCGAAAGTTGCCAAACGTCCAGCAGATGCGGTGGGTCAACGCCCGTCGGTGATCGATGAGTTCAACCGCTGCCACGACGTCGAGGAGCTGCTGCGTAGACACGGTTACATCAAGCGAGGCAGTAAGTGGCTTTACCCACAGAGCAGCACCGGGCTGCCCGGCGTGACGATCAGTGAGGGCAAGGTCTATTCGCACCACGGTGCCGATCCGCTCGCGAACGGGCATCAGAATGACGCCTTCGAGGTGTTCTGTTTACTCGAGCACGGTGGCGACCAGTCGAAGGCGGTGAAGGACGCTGCGCGTATGATGGGTATGCAGCATTCCTCGCGTCCTGATCCGCGTGATCTTCCCCCGCCCCCATCTGGTGACCAGTGCGAGCCGAGCCGCGGTGCCGACGAAGTCAGCGAGGCCGCTCCGGCTCCTGACGGGGGCGCGGGGGAGTCGCTGACGCTTGACCAGCTATTGCGGCGTTTTGCGCTGGTCGAGGGCACCACGCAAGTATGGGACTGCGATCAGTCGCGGGTGATGAAGAAGGCCGCCTTTGAAGCGCGGGTGGGCAAGCCGCTCGCGAAGGCGTGGCTGGAGGACACGGGCAAACGGTTGATAGCGGATGATCACGTCCGTGACATCGAACAGGCGCGGCGCATGGCGGGCAAGAAGGGCGGCGCGTTCGGCATGCCACCGACTGACCGATATGTGTACATCGACGGCACCAAGGATGTCTGGGATCGGGAAAAGAAGCGGCGTATCGCCGAGGGCGCGGTGAAGATGGCGCTGGGTGACACTTATCCGCTGTGGCTGAACAGCGGTGAGCGGCGCACCGTGGATGTCGAACATATCGTGTTTGATCCGACCATGAGTAAGGACCCAGCGGTGTACATCAATACCTTTGATGGCCTACCGCTCGAACCGGTCAGGGATGACGAAGCCTGCGCCAACCTGCGTTGGCTGATTTCGTTTTTGTGCAACCACGATGAGGCGGCGCAGCAATGGCTGACCCGCTGGCTGGCGTACCCGTTGCAGCACCTGGGCGCCAAGATGGACACCGCCGTGCTGATGCACTCGATCATGGAGGGCTCAGGCAAAAGCCTGTTGTTCGCCGATGCACTGGGCATGTTGTACGGCCAGTACGCGGCCACGGTCGGTCAGACGCAGCTGGAGAGCAACTTCAACGCTTGGCAAAGCCGAAAATTGTGGTCTGTGTTTGAAGAAGTAGTGAGTCGCGATCAGCGATACAACCAGGTGGGCAAGATCAAGCACCTGATCACCGGCAAAACGGTGCGGATGGAGTCGAAGTTCATCAACGGTTGGGAGGAAGCCAACCATATGAATGCGGTGTTCCTGAGCAACGAAATTTTGCCGTGGCCGATCAGCGACAGTGACCGGCGGATGCTGGTGATGTGGCCTATGGAAACCTTGCCGGTCGAGCGCCAAAAGGCAATCGGGCGGGAGCTGGAACAGGGTGGCGTCGCAGCGCTGTACGGTTGGTTGTTGTCAGTCGAACTGGGTGACTTCAACCAGCGGACGCGACCGCCATCGACGGACGCCCGTGAGCGCCTGGTGGCCTTGAGTCGGGCTGGATGGCAGACGTTCCTGCATCTGTGGAAGTACAGCGAGCTGGGGCAGGGGCTTTGGGGGCCGTGTCTGTCGACCGACCTTTATTCGCTGTTCCTCGAATGGTGCCAACGCAACAAAGAGCATGTGATGAGTCAGACGAAGTTCTCGCTGTTCATCAGTTCTGAGGTCGATAAAACCCGCGCTATTCCCTGGACCGACGGCAACAACCGGCGCTTTGGCGCGTTCTTCTTTCCCGTCGATCCGGACGCTTCCCCGCCCCCATCACTGAAGGCGGCCGAGCTGGGCAAGCAGGTCGAAAATTGGCGGGCCAAGGCGAAGCTCGCGGGCTGGCATGTGGACAGCTGGGACCACATCAAGGCGGCTGCCGCATGACTTCATCTAAAAGTGTGTTGGGTGTGTCGTGTGTGTGTTGGGTTGATTTCAGATACCCCACACAGATTGGAGCCTTCTTTTTCGGACGTTTGCGGGCTTTGTGTCGGGTGTGTTGGGTTTTGCTACGCGTGCGCGCATGCGTGACGTTAGATAGTCGGTTTCTGATGGCGGATTATTTTCTTCATGCGAGAACAGGAATACCCAACAAACCCAACACACTAAACACAATTCAATTAAAGCTATTGATTTTAAAGGGTTTTAACTGTGTTGGGTTTGTGTCGAGTAGCGTGTTTTTTGTGTCGGGTTCGATTTTCAGGGGAGTGGGGCGATGATCGAGGAAGTTGAGGTGTTGATGCAGCATTGGGGCACTCAGCACGGCCAGGTTGGCGACGGTGGAGGCTTGGGCAGCCCGATGGCGACGATCATGCAGTACGGTGGTTGCGCTCCCCGCGGTACTCCGGGATCGCGAGATCTGATGATGTCGGCCGGTGGCGGTATGGACCATGCGAGTACCGAGGTTGCCGCTGCTGTGGCGCAGCTCGAACGGCAATCGAAGAAGGGCGCCCAGCTGGCTCTGTTGGCTCGCAATCGCTACTTGGCCCAGCCGCCAATGACTGTGCGTGAACAGCTTCGGTTGTTGCAGTTGGCCGAGGATGCTGACCGGACATACCGGAATTGGGTGCATCGTTTGCACCAGCAGGTGTTGTTGATCCTGACCGTACGCAGCGCAACAACACGTGGGCGTGAGCGCCGCAGTGGTACGGTGGAAACTAACTACACACGGGCATCAATGTGCAAGCGTACGCGGGTTTGCTGATTACCACTCGTCGGGGTGGTTTGCCTCAACCCTGAGTCAAAGTTGCGTCAAAGTTGCGTCGAGTTGAACAACCGAAAATGGCCCCTTTTCGGTTTTTCCGGAGACGGGTAAAAAGTCCCCACGATATGGAATTTGCGCCTTGGCGCTTCCCGGAGCACGTGCTGTGCATCTTCACCCGGCCTCCCTGTGCCGGACACCTAACCCCGCTTCGGCGGGGTTTTCTTTTTCGTTTAGCAGATGGCATGGGAGGGGCGTATGGAAGTGCAGATCAAAAATCAGGTCGGCGCTGTTATTTGGTCTCGAAATCCCACAGGAGGTTCTACATCTACCTCCTATGGGGCGAGTGGGATACTGCGAAAGATCGAACGGGCTTTGGAGCTTGCGCTAGAACAATGCCGCGGCGAATTAGCTGTTTCGAATAATGCTGATGGAGTGTTGGATGTTAGCCGAGCCCCCACCTAGATCGATGGTGATATTCCAATAGCCGGTGTGTGGTGCAGCGATGCGGGCGGGCAGCATTTTGAAGAAACCACCAAAATATTGGTGCTGGCGATTGTTTTTGAAATTGGAAAACTGTGTATCCGTTGTGAGTCGCACATTGCATTGGTGGGAGCATTGCACGACAACAACATCACCTTCATTCAAGTGTTCACGCTTGTGTAAAAAGTTCATGGGGCCTCCTGGCCTTGTTTGCTGGCATCTTGACATTATCACTTTTTAATTCCCTGAGGCATCACCGGAATTTGATCTATGACTAACGAGCAACAAGCATTAGTTGAAATGCCCATCTGGATGGTTGTCGTACTGTCCTTGGTAGGTGGCGTGTCTGGCGAGATGTGGCGAGCCGACAAGGCCGGGGTTCGAGGCTGGCCGCTGTTGAGGCGGTTGGCGCTGCGATCCGGTGCCTGCGTTGCTTGCGGGTTGTCGACCATGATGCTGCTGCACGCTGCCGGGGTTTCAATTGTGGCGGCAGGGGGCATCGGATGTTTGACGGCCATGGCCGGCGCCGATGTTGCCATCGGGTTGTACGAACGCTGGGCGGCGAAGCGGTTGGGCCTTTCCGATTTGCCACCGAGCGGCGGGGGGGCGGCCTGAAATCGCCGGGGACCCTGGGGTTATCCGGTGGGTACGGGGTCGGAAACCCGCGGGAAAGTGTTAGCGGCAGGCTTGCCAGCTTACTGAAATTCAATCCATTGAAATTGAAAGGTTTGCATTGAAAAGCCGTTGAAAAGGAGGGCTTATGACAGAACCAATGTACCTGTCAAAGAGCGCCTTCGCGGCTCGGATCGGCAGGGCCCCCAGCTACATCACTTGGTTGAAAAACAACAACCGTCTGGTACTCACCGCCGATGGTAAACAGGTCGATGTCACGGCCAGCGAAGCGTTGATTCGCGACACCGCTGACCCGAGCAAAGCCGCCGTTGCTGATCGGCATCACCAGGATCGGCTGCAGCGTGACGTGTACAGCCAGCTGTCCAGCCAGGTCGAGCCGACTTCCATGGCTGCGCCGCCGCCAGTGATTGCCCCTACCGGGCAATTGCCGGACTTCCAAAAAGCCCGTGCCCTGCGCGAACACAACCTGGCCCAGCTCGCCGAGATCGAATTGCACAAGGCCAAGGGCTCACTGGTGTTCGCAACGGCGGTGCAGACGGGCGCTTACAACGCTGGCCGCATGCTGCGCGATCAGTTGCTGGGCATGCCGCCGCAGCTGGCTCCCGAACTGGCCTCCATGACAGACCCTTGGGAAATCGAAAAGCACCTGACGGCAGCGATCCGTCGCTCGCTGGAGGATGCCGAGCGCATGTCCTCAGCGGACCTTGAACACGCACTGACTATGAGTTGACCTATGCCCACGGACATTCCTGACGGTGCAGAGGTATACCGCGAGGCATATTTCCGTGGGCTGCGGCCCGATCCGGATGTCTGGATCGATCAGTGGGCCGATGAGTACATGCGCATCCCGCGTGACACCGGCGCCGCTGAGCCCGGCCAGTACCGTACCTCGCGCACACCGTATGCTCGCGAACCCATGCGGTGCCTGTCACCGGCTCACCCCTGCAAGCGCGTGATCACCATGGTTGCGTCGCAGCTGATGAAAACTCAGATTGGTCTCAACTGGATCGGCGGCCTGATGCACATGGCACCGTCGAACATCCTGGCACTGTTGCCCAGCCTGGGCCTGGCCAAGCGGGTGTCATCGCGGATCAGCAAAACCATCAAGGCGACGCCGGTATTGCGCGAGCGTGTCGCGGCTAACCGCTCCCGCGACTCACGCAATACCATGGACACCAAGGAGTTCGAGGGCGGGACGTTGTACGTCACCACTGCCGGCTCGGCGGCCAACTTGTCGGAACTGTCGGCGCGCTACGTGTACGGCGATGAGATCGACCGCTGGGAAGTGGACATCGGCGAGGAGGGCGACCCGATCGAGCTCGCGGAAACCCGTGGCAGTACCTTCGGCCGCAACGCCAAGTTCTACTTTTCCAGCTCGCCAACGATCAAGGGCGCCTCACGGATTTCCGACCTGTTCGACGGCAGCGACCAGCGTCACTACTACGTGCCGTGTCCGAGCTGCGGCCACATGCAAACTCTGGAATGGGAGCGGTTGCATTACTCGAAGGATTACAGCGTCGTGCACTACCAGTGCGCCGGGCCTGATTGCGACGTGCTGATCGAGGAGTTCCACAAGGGCGAAATGCTCGCCAGCGGCGAGTGGCGTGGCCATGCCGAAGGCGATGGCGAGACTGTTGGGTTTCACCTCAACGCGCTGTATTCACCGCTCGGCTGGATGGACTGGAAGTCGCTGGCCAAGCAATTCGAGAAGGCCAAAAAGGCCCAGGCCAAAGGCGATCTTGAGCCCATGCAGGTGTTCTACAACACCCGTCTGGCCAAAGTGTGGGACAGCGCGCAGGAGCAAACCAAGGCCGATACCTTGCGCAAACGGGCACGGATGGAGCTCTTCGGACTGGGGTCGATGCCGGCGGCGGTGTTGATGATCACCGGTTCCGTCGACGTGCAGGCCAACCGCCTGGAGTTCATGGCCATGGGCTGGGGCGTCGGCATGGAGCGTTGGGTTATCGACTACCAGATCGTCTCGGGCGATCCCGCCGATGAGCGCACCTGGGCCGCACTGGACGAACTGCTCAAGGCCAAGTACCGCCATCCATGCGGTGTCGGTCTCGGCATTCTCGCGGTGGCGGTCGACTCCGGTGGCCACCACACCGATGAGGTGTACCAGTTCTGCCGCGTGCGCCGCTGGCGCAACGTGTTCGCCATCAAGGGGGCCAGCAAACCCGGCAAGCCGGTCATTGCTCAGCGCCCATCCATGGTTGACGTGACCTGGAAAGGCCAGACCGAACGCAATGGCGCCGAGCTGTGGTTCGTCGGTACCGATACGGCAAAGGACTGGATCTATAACCGCTACCCATTCGAAGCCGGCCCGGGTGCATTGCACTTCGCCAATGACCTGCCCGATGACTTCTTCGATCAGTGCGTCGCGGAGCGCAAGGTGGCGCGCTACATCCGTGGTCACAAGCGTATCGAATGGGTCAAGGGCAAGGCCGAGCGCAACGAAGCGCTCGACCTGATGGTGTACTGCCTGGCCATGGCGCATTACCTGGGCATCAACCGCTACAAGGAGCATGACTGGGAGCGGGTGCGTCAGTCTCTGGCGCAGTCAGGATTGTTCGACGAGGCGTTGGGCATCAAGCCCGTGCAAGGCGAGCGTCTCAGCAATACCGCGCAGGCTACACCCGCTGTCGTACCACAACCGGCTCCGCAACACGCTGCGTCCGTCGTGCCATCACGACTTGCAGCACCGCCATCTCAACGCCGCAGTTCCACCAGCGGTTACCTGAAGAGACGCTGATATGTCATTTACCCAAAAGCACCTCGACGCGGTTGAGGCGGCCATCGCGCGCGGTGAAAAAACCGTGCGTTACACCGACCGTACCGTGGAATACCGCTCTGTCGACGAACTGCTCAAGGCTCGCGACGAAATCCGCACCTCGCTGGTGAACTCGGCCGGGCCGCGCTCCCGCGTCGTTCGGCTTTGCCACGGAGGCAAAGGACTCTAATGGCCCGCTATCCGACGCTAACCCGTAACGGATTCGTGTTGCCGTCGAACATCAAGGCCAGTTACGAAGGCGCCGGAGAGGGTCGTCGATCCACTGGCTGGGATGCGCCGGACAACGGGATCAACAGCATCAACACCCCGGCGCTGCGCAATCTGCGCTCACGCTCGCGGGCAGCGGTTCGAAATGATCCGTATGCCTATAACGTGATCGACAAGCGCGTCAGCAACCTGATCGGTACCGGCATTACGCCGCGACCGAAAACCGATAACGAAGCCCTGCGCAAACTGCTGCAAGAGCTTTGGGATGACTGGGTCGATGAGTCGGATGCCGATGAGCGCACCGACTTCAACGGCCAGCAGGCGCTGGTGGCCCGCACGGTGGAAACTTCGGGCGAATGTTTTTTGCGGTTGCGTCCGCGCGGCCTGGACGAAGGCTTCGCGGTGCCGCTGCAGCTACAAATTCTGGCCCCAGAGTTTGTGCCACATGACAAGTTCGAGACCACCCGCGACGGCAACTTCATTCGTGCCGGCATCGAATTCACCCCCGGCGGCAAGCGGGTGGCGTACTGGATGTACCTGGCGCATCCACGCGATGCCTCGTCGCTGAATGCGGGTTACAACCAGCTGGTGCGCGTACCAGCCGCGCAGGTGCTGCACATCTTTGAACCGGTCGAGCCGGGTCAGCTGCGCGGCGTACCACGCTTGTCTCCGGTGTTGAAGCGCTTGCGCAGCCTCGACAACTATGACGATGCGGTGTTGTTCCGTCAGGAAGTGGCCAACCTGTTTGCCGGCTTTATCACCCGGCCACCACCGGAGTCCGGCCCCGTGCCAAGGGACCCGGTCACCGGGCTGCCGCTGAGTCTGGATCGCGACGGCTTCACACCGATGGTCGCGCTGGAGCCCGGCACCATGCAGGAACTGGGGCCGGGTGAAGAGGTTGAATTCTCCAAACCACCGGACGCCGGCAACAACTATCCCGACTTCATGCGGCAGCAGTTGATGGCAGCTGCTGCGGGCACCGGGACGCCGTACGAAATCCTCACCGGCGACATGCGCGAGGTCAACGACCGGGCGCTGCGGGTCGTGCTCAACGAGTTCCGCCGTCGTCTGGAGCAACTGCAGTTCAGTGTGTACGTGCACCAGCTCTGTCGCCCGGTCCGGGCGGCCTGGATGGATATGGCCGTGCTGTCAGGTGTCCTCCAGCTGGATGACTATGCCCGGCGCCGTCGTGAGTACCTGCGCACCCGCTGGGTACCGCAAGGCTGGGCCTACATCCAGCCGGTGCAGGACGTGCAGGCACGGCGAATGGAAGTGCAGGCCGGCTTCGCTTCGCGCAGTGAAATGGTCCTGCGCACCGGTTATGACGCTGAAACGGTCGACGCGGAAAACGCCGCCGACCTAGCCCGGGCCACCAAGCTTGGCCTCAATTACACCACTCTTGAAACGTTCGTCCCCGTCGACGACAAGGAGCAACCATGAGCAAGAAGGCGCGGCCACGCGTTTATAACCGGGCGGGCAAACGCGTGCAGGTGCAGGACAAGACCTGGTACGCGCTGCAAGCCAGCGGCGAGGCTGCCGAGCGGGTGATCGAGGTCTTTGTCTATGGCGAGATCGGCGCCTGGGGCATTACTGCCAATCAGTTTGTGCAAGACCTGCGCGCGATGGACGATGGCGTGTCACCGGTGATCGCCGCGTTCAACAGCATCGGCGGCGACCTGTTCGACGGACTGGCGATGCACAACGCTCTGTCGCGTTTGGGCGAGCGCTGTACCGGTCGCATTGACGCATTGGCGGCCAGTGCCGCCAGCGTGGCGGTGTGCGGCGCGCACCGCGTCGTGATTGCGTCCAACGCCATGCTGATGATTCACAACCCGTGGACCTATGCGGCCGGGGACGCCGACGATTTTCGCAAGGTGGCCGATGTCCTCGATCAGACGATGGAAGCCATCATTGCGGCCTACAAGGCCAAGGCTCCGGACATCGATGAGGACGAGTTGCGGCGCCTGGTGGCCAATGAAACCTGGTTGACCGCCAGTGAAGCGGTGGCTCTGGGGCTGGCCGATGAAGTCGGCGACGGTGTGACGGTGAAGGCTTGCCTCGGCCAGGGGGCGGTGCTGCAGCGTTACCAGCACGCGCCGGCCGAACTTCTGGCTCAGTTCGACGAGCCACCCGAGCCGGATCCTGAGCTGGAGCCCGAAGATCCGCCGTTGGTACCACCGGTGGTCGACGCGGCCAAGCTGGCCCTGTTGGTCACCCAACGATGCGCCGAGTCGGGCATCAGCAACCTGGTCGAGCCGCTGCTCAGCTCCACCCGACTTGAAAGCGAAGAGATCGTCCAGGCCGGCCTGACGCGGGCCAAGGCCGTGAACGACCTTTGTGTAGCTGCGCGTTTGCCCGAGTTCAGTGTCGAGTATGTCGCGGCGGGCCTGGACGTTGCGGCGGTCCGAGCGCGTCTGTTCGACAAGATCGTCAGCAGCGGCAAGGGCTTCGAAATTGACAACAGCTTGCCGCTGGACAATGACCCCGCACCTAAGGTGCAGGCCAAGCAACTTGATCAACCTTCTATCTGGTCCGCGCGCCAAGCCGCGCAGTCCGGTCAATCCCGACCCGCAACAGGAGCAAGACGATGAGTATCCAACGAGAGCCGATGCATGCAGGCGAATTTCTCCTGTCCGAAGCGGCGGGCACCATTTCCCGCGAAGCTATCAATGTCGCCGCCGGTCCAGCATTGGAACCGGGGCAGATCCTCGGCCTAGTCAGCTTGACTGGTGAATTCGCCCCCTACAACCCGACGGCCGAAGACGGCAGCGAAAACGCGATCGCCATTCTCTACGGTCCGTTGGGCGAGTCGGATCTGGTCCGACGCGGGCGGGCAGTGGTGCGGCTGGCTGAAGTCAGCGAAGCCCATCTGACGGGGTTGGATCCTGCTGCTGAAAAGGCGTTGGCCACTCACTTCCTGATCGTTCGCTAAGACGGTCAACCTGATTATCCAACCCGCCGAGTGCGGGTTTTTGCATTCTGGAGATTGCTTCATGGCTGACATTGAAATCTTTAACGACGATGCGTTTTCGGTCTCCTCGCTGACCGCCGCCATCAATGAACAGGAATACCTGCCGGGCCGCATCAGCAGCCTCGGCCTGTTCCAGGAAGAGGGCATCACCACCCTGACCGTACAGATTGAAAAGGACGGCGACACCCTGGCCTTGGTGCCAGCCGGTGAGCGCGGCACCTCCGGGCTGGTGGTGGCTGGCAGCAAGCGCAATCTGATCCCGTTCAACACCGTGCACCTGCCGCAACGCTTTGCGATCAAGGCTGACGAGATCCAGGGCATTCGTGCCTTTGGTACCCGTTCTGAATTGCAGGCCGTGCAGGACGTGGTCAACAAGCGCCTGGCCAAAGCGCGCCGACAGCTGGATGCCACGCACGAATTTCAGCGTATGGGCGCGCTGAACGGCCAAATCCTCGACGCGGACGGCACCACCGTCTTGCTCGACATCTACAAAACCTTTGGTGTGACCCGCAAGAAAATGTCCATGGGGCTGAACAGTCCGGACACCGAGCTTCGCGTCAAGTGTGGTGATGCGCTGGACCTTCAGGAGGAAGCCCTGGGCAGTATCACCAGCACGGGCTCGCGTGCGCTGTGCGGTAAGAATTTCTGGAACAAGCTGCTGGTCCACAAGTCGGTCAAAGAGACTTACCTCAACAGTCAGCAGGCGGCTGCTTTGCGTGGTGATGCCCGTGAGAGTTTCGAGTTCGGCGGCATCGTCTGGGAGCGCTATCGCGGCAAGATCGCCGGTGTGACCTTCATCCACGACGACAAGGCGCTGCTGATTCCCGAAGGTGTGCCGGACCTGTACATCTCGGTGTTCGCGCCGGCGGACTACATGGAAACGGTCAACACCGAAGGCGTGCCGTACTACAGCAAGATCGAGCCGCTGCCGTTCAACAAAGGCATGGCCGGTGAAGCGCAGTCGAATCCGCTACACCTGTGCACGCGCCCGCTCGCGCAGATCCTCCTGGAACTCTGACCGTGGCCTTTCGCGACCTGGTCGCCGAGGTCGACGCGGTGGTGTTCGAGACGCTGGGCGACAGCGCACGGATCGAAGGTCGAGCCGAGCCGGTCCTCGGCATGTTCGCGGCGCCCTGGCTGCAGCCGAAGTTCGGCAAGCTCAACACCGGGTTGCGTGAGCCTCGTTTCGAAATCCGTGTCAGCGATTCCCACGGTCTGGAGCAGGGCCTGTTGGTCAGTATCGATTTACCGGCCCTGGACGGCGGTGGCGATTATGACCTGGTGCAGCTGGAGCCGAGCGGCGACGGTTTGGTTGCCTTGATCCTGAGGATGCGTGCATGAGCGTTGGTAGCTATTACAAGTCGTCGGCCGACGGCGGGATGGTCACCATCCAGTCGTCGTCGGCGGATCTGCAAGCGTTCCAGGACTTCGCCAAGGTGGTGCCCAAGGCGGCTGCGGCCGCGCATCGTCGAGCGATCAACAAGACGTTGGGCCGGTTGCGCACGCACATCGCCCGGGCGGTCAGTCGACAGGAACGCATCGCCGTTGCGGCGGTGCGTCAACGGTTGCGCAGTTACCCGGTCACCGGTGGGGCTATGAGCGGCAAGCTGTGGTTTGGCTTGAACGCCATCGAGTCCAGTCGGATCGGTCGCGCGCGGCAGACTGGCAGCGGCGTGTCGGTGGCAGGACGGCGTTACCAGGGTGCGTTCCTTAAACAGGTCTACGGCAATAAACCCGATATCTGGATCCGCACGGCGAGCAAGCATTTCGATGCGGACGATTACCCCGACAGTACGGTGTCATCAGGGCGCGGGCCGAGTTCGGGGTGGGTCGCTGAAAATGGCAGCCGGTTTCCACTGGCTAAGGCCAAGGTGTCCTTGGAACAGGCGCGACCGCATTTCGACATTTGGGTGCGTAAGGCCGATGAGATTTTGCTGCTGATCCTGCAGCAAGAACTCAACTTCGAGCTGCAAAAGTACTTGAGGAGTTAGTGCCGTGTCGGAAGAACCTTTTAGCCTAGGTCAACTGTATCGGGCCATTGAGCAACAACTGCTGGCGGAGATGCCGGGTGTGTGTGCGGTAACGGCCTGGCCGAATATTAAAGATCGCGTGGCGCTGCCAGCGGTGTTTCTGGAGATGGCCGAGATTGAACCCGGTGTCGATATTGGCACCGGCGAAACGACCTTGGTGTGCAGGTTCGAGGCACGCATCGTCGTCGATCCGATCAAACCGCTCCATCATCAGCAGGCCGTGCAACTGGCCACCCAGCTTGCGGTGATTTTGCGGGCGCAGACCTGGGGGCTGGCGGTTGAACCGGCGGTGTTCATTCAGGCCGGGCAGGACTGGACCCGGCCAGAGCTGGATGGCTACACCGTCTGGTTGGTGGAGTGGCATCAGCAGATTTACCTCGGTGCACAGCAATGGCCATGGCCGGATGAGCAACCGGGCTCGCTGTGGTTCGGTTTCAACCACGATCCGAAAGAGGCGTTCTTTCCGGCGGATGACGTGCCATGAGTTTCGCCCTTGCTGAACATGACCGCATGATTGCCGCCATGCTGATGCCCTGCGTGGTGGTCGGTGTGGATTTGGCAGCAGGCGTTGTTCGGGTGCAGGTCGGTGATTGGGTCAGCGCGTGGGTGCGCTGGCACAGTCTGGCGGCCGGCAAGGCCCGTCACTGGCGGGCGCCGAGCCTGAACGAACAGGGGGTGCTGTTCAACCCCAGCGGCCAAGCCGGCATGGGCACCTTCATTCCCGGGCTGTACGGGGATGCCGGTGGCCAACCGGACAACCGCGATCACGTGGAGGTCTGGCGCTTTGATGATGGCGGTTCGTTGATCTACGACTGGGCGGCCAAGAGCTATAGCATCACCCTGCCGAGCGGCACGGTGACCATCAAAGTCGCCAGCACGGAGGTGGTCGTAACGGACAGCGCCATCAACGTGACCACCGGGAACATCAACCTGAAAGCAGCGGTGACCATCGACGGCGCCTTACACGTCACGAAGGGCATCACCAGTGCGGGCGCAATCATCGACGCCGGTGGCAACAGCAACCACCACACGCATTAATTTCAATCTCCCAACGGCCCGCCATGTGCGGGTTTTTTTATGCCTGGAGCAAACACATGGCCAAGATCGATGCGCCTAACAACGACCCACAAGCGAGCCCTGAGCCGTTGCCGCAACCCGTGTCGGTACCAGTTTCTACGTTGATGAAGTTTCGCGACAAGGTCTACACGTCCCGCCAACTGATCCTGCCTGAAACGCAACGCAGCCTGCCGGTGGCCAGGGGCATGGTCGAAGTGCTGGGCTCCGACACCGAGGCCGTCAAGTTTCTGAAAGCCCATGACGAATTCGAACTGCTGAAGGAGTAACCCAGATGATCGGAATGGATCGCCACACCGGCCAGCCCATTTCCGGCATCGAGCATTTGCGGCAGTCCATCGGGGACATTCTGGGCACGCCACTGGGCAGTCGTCGGCATCGACCAGAGTACGGCAGTACGCTCCCGCGCTTTGTCGACCTGCCCATTAACGAAGGCTGGAAAAGCTCCGTGCAGGCGGAGGCCGCCAGGGCCTTGGGGCGCTGGGAGCCGCGTTTGAAGCTGGACCAGGTGCGGGTCATTTCGGTGATCGGTGGGCAAATCAATCTGAAAATCGCCGGCAAGTATCAAGGCGATGGCGTGCTGTTGGAGGTGGGCGTATGAGCATCGTTGATCTGTCGTCGCTTCCCGCGCCGAGCGTGCTGGAGCCGTTGGATTTCGAAGCCGTGTATGAGGAAGGCCTGGGGGTCTTTCGCGGCTACATGGGCGACAACTGGAACGCCGCGCTGGAAAGCGATCCGGTGACCAAGGTGTTGGAAGTCGGGGCCTACATCAAGGTCGGCAACCGTGCCCGAGTCAACGATGCCGGCAAGGCGCTGTTACTGGCACACGCCATCCGCGATGATCTCGATCACTTGGGAGCCAACGTCAATCTCAAACGGTTGGTCATTCAGGCCGAGGATCTTCTGGCGGTACCGCCGGTACCGGAGGTCAGGGAAGATGACGACCCGTTCCGTGAACGCATTCAGTTGGCCTACGAAGGGTTGACCACTGCCGGCCCGCGTGCCAGCTACATCCTGCATGCGCGCAATGCGTCGGGCCTGGTCGCGGATGCCACCGCCGAAAGTCCGGCACCCTGCAACGTTACGGTCACGGTGCTGAGTTCCGAGGGCAAAGGCGTGGCCAGTCCTGAACTGCTGGCCACGGTCAAGGCGGCACTGAATGACGAGGACGTCAGGCCTGTGGGTGATCGGCTGACCGTGCAAAGCGCGCAGATTATCGACTACCGCATCGATGCGATTCTGCACATGAGCAGTGTCGGGCCTGAGGTGGACGCCAGCCTGGCTGAGGCCAAAAGCCGCATTAACGCTTGGATCAATCCACGCAAGCGGCTCGGGGTCGAAGTGGCGCGCTCGGCGGTGGACGCGCAGCTGCATATCGCCGGCGTGTCTCGTGTTGAGCTGGTCGGCTGGGTCGACCTAGCCCCGACCAAGGCGCAGGCGGTGTACTGCACCGAAGTCACCGTAAATCTGGCGGGCTGACATGAACAGCCTACTGCCGAGCAATAGCACGCAACTGGAGCGCGCCCTGGAGGCGGCGTTCTACGAAAAAACCATTGTCCCGCTGCGCACGCTCTACAACGCCGACACCTGTCCGGTGCATTTGCTGCCGCACCTGGCGTGGGCCTGGTCGGTCGATCGCTGGGATTATCGGTGGAGCGAGGCGACCAAGCGCGCCGCGATCAAGGCGTCGTATTACATCCATGCCCACAAGGGCACCATCGGCGCCTTGCGTCGGGTGGTCGAGCCCCTGGGCTACCTGATCGAGATTATCGAGTGGTTCAACACGGTTCCGGAGGGGGTGCCAGGCACCTTCGCGCTCAAGGTGGGCGTGCTGGACACCGGGATCACCGAGGAAATGTATCAGGAGCTGGAGCGCCTGATCGACGACGCGAAGCCGGTGACGCGGCATCTGACGGGCTTGGCGATCAGCCTGGAAAGCCAAGGCATCTTGAACGTCGCGATCAGCGTGTACGAAGGCGATGAAATCGACGTTTACCCACCGGTTGCGCGTGACATCGAGGTCAGCGGCACCCTCGGCGTGGTTGGCCGCGAACACTCCATAGACACCCTGGACGTTTATTATGATTGATGCGACTTCGCAGTTTTTCGCCACCCTCACGAATGTGGGGATGGCCAAGCAGGCGAACGCCGACGCGCTCGGCATTGCCTGGACGTTTGCTCAAATGGGTGTGGGGGATGCCAACGGCACCGACCCGGTACCCAGCGCGACGCAGACCCAACTGATCAATGAGCGCCGGCGCCGGCCGCTGAATCAGGTGCGGGTCGACCCGAACAATGCAGCAGTGATCATCGCCGAACAGATTATCCCGGCCGATGAGGGGGGGTGGTGGATTCGCGAAATCGGCCTCTACGACGCGGACGGCGATCTGGTGGCGGTGGCCAACTGCGCGCCGAGTTACAAGCCAGTGCTGTCGCAAGGCTCGGGCCGCACGCAAGTGGTGAGGATGAATTTCATCGTGGCCAGCACCGGCAACATCACGCTGAAGATTGACCCTGCGGTGGTGTTGGCGACTCGCGAATACGTTGATACGCGGATCGTGGAAGAGCTGAATAAGCTCGACAGCAAGCAATCGGTGCGTGTGGCCACCACGGCCAACATCGTGCTGGCGGGCCTTCAGTCCGTCGACGGCGTGGCCCTGGCGGCCGGCGATCGCGTGCTGGTGAAAAATCAGGTCGTGGCCAAGGACAATGGCATTTGGCTGGTGGCGGCGCTGGCGTGGAAGCGCGCGGCGGATGCCGACAGCAACGCCGAAGTGACCTCGGCGCTGTTGACGTCGGTCGAGCAGGGCACCACGCAAGCCGACACCCGTTGGCAGTTGATCACCGATGGGGCGATTGTGGTCGGCACCACGGCGCTGACCTTTCAGAACGTGACGCAAGGCTTTGCGCCGCTCAACTCCCCAGCATTTTTGGGGGCGCCCACTGTTCCCACTCCGGCACCGTTCGACGTCAGCAAATTGGCGATCAACTCGGAGTTTTTGCAGCGGGCACTCGGCAGCTATTCCGGGTTTTCCCCGCTAAACGCATCCAGAAGTCTGACACTTGCTGATGTTGGGCGAGCGCTGTGGCCGTCTGTGGCGGGCCTTACGCTGACGTTGCCAACACCAACGAGTCTCGGCATACCCGGCGGTGCCGGCGTGGCATTAACCATTTTTTGCTCCTCTGCGGGCCTGACATTGGCGGCTGGCGTTGGGGCGGTTATCAACAACTCACTGTCTACATTCGTAATGAAATCCGGTCAGTCGCTCACACTGCTGGCAGTGGCGGGCAGCGGCTGGCAAATCATGAACTCGACGGCCGATCTAGTGGTTAACGCTGACTTCGCATCTCTTCTTGGGGCGACGTTTTCAAGCCAGCAACTCCCTGGTCTGTCGATCAAAGTTGGCAGTGTCAGCAACGCCTCGACGGCTACCTCAATTCCGTTGACGCTTCCCGTCGCCTTCCCGGTGGCCTGTGTCGCCCTGATCTTTACCACGGCGAATGGGTTGCCTGCGGCTTACCCCCATCAGGGGAAAGATCGGACCGGCGCGACGGTCTTAAGAGGCGCCAATGCCAACTATCAATTCGATTATGTGGCTGTGGGGTATTAATCAATGACCATCTACTACGGTCGCGTCAACGAAACACGGGGTGGGTTTTTTGATACGAATTCCCACGGTGAAATCGGCAGCCCTGACTGCACCATTCCGGAGGGTGCAAAAGCGCTTACCGATGAGATGTATGCCGAGTTAACGGCGCCCCGAACTGATAACAAGCTAGTCTACCCGGACCCCGATGGGTTCCCGGTGTTGATTGACCCGCCGCCGCCGTCGCCGGAGGAACAGGCCGCCACCGAACGCGCCTGGCGTGACGCGCTGTTGTCGGAAACGGATGGCGTCGTGACCCGGCACCGTGACGAGGTCGAGGAAGGACTGGCGACCACGCTCACGGCCGAGCAGTACAACGAACTGTTGGCGTACCGCCGGCAGCTACGCGACTGGCCGCAAGGCGCGGAGTTTCCCCTGGTGGATCATCGCCCGATCGCGCCGCCCTGGCTGGCCGAGCAAACCCAATAAACGCCCCGCACTGACGGGGCGTTTTCTTTTCCGTTACGCGACACATGATCACCCCTCACAGCCTCGCTCATGCGGGGCTTTTTCGTTTCTGGAGATTGACTATGAGTGGTTCCTTTTTTCACGGTGTCACGACTTCGCTGATCGAGACGGGGGCGCGCACTATCTCGCTGCCGTCGTCCTCGATCATCGGCCTGTGCGACACCTTCACCCCGGGCATTCTCGGCGGCGGCACGGCCAAGGCCGGCGACCTGGTACTGCTCACTTCTGAGCGCGAAGCCATTGCCGCCTTTGGTGCGGGCTCGGCGATCGCCAAGGCGGCAGCGGCCATCTACGTGCGCGCCAAGGCGGTGATCGTCGCGGTGGGCGTGCCCAAGCTCGAAGACGAAGCGCTGCAAACCTCGGCCATCATCGGTGGCGTATTGGCCTCCGGCCAGCGGACCGGCTTGCAGGCGCTGCTCGACGGCAAGAGCGTGCACAACGCCCAGCCCAAGTTGTTGATTGCTCCGGGACATTCCGCCACTCAAGCGGTGGCGACCGCCATGGATGCCCTGGCTGGCAAGCTGCGCGCGATGGCCATCATCGACGGACCGAACACTACCGATGAAGCGGCGATGGAATATGCCGAGAACTTCGGCAGCAAGCGCATTTACATGGTCGATCCGGGTGTGCAGTTCTGGGACACGATCGAGAGTGCGACAGTTGATGCCCCGGGCTCGGCCTGGGTCGCGGGTTTGTTCGCCTGGACCGATGCCAACTATGGCTACTGGGCGTCGCCGTCGAACAAGGAGTTTGTCGGCATCACCGGCACCACGCGGCCGATCGAATACCTGGACGGCGACGAGACGTGCCGGGCCAATCTGCTCAACAACGCGTTCATCGCCACGATCATTCGCGACGGCGGTTATCGCCTGTGGGGCAACCGCACGCTGTCCAGCGACCCGAAATGGTCGTTCGTCACCCGCGTTCGGACCTGCGACATCCTGATGGATGCGATCCAGGCGGGGCACAAGTGGGCGGTCGACCGCTCGATCACCAAGACCTACGTAAAGGAAGTGACCGAAGGTCTGGATGCGTTCATGCGTGATCAGAAAAACGCTGGCGCGATCATCAATTTTGAAGTGTTCGCCGATACCGAACTCAACACTGCCAGCCAGATCGAGCAGGGCAAGGTGTATTGGCGCATCCGCTTCACCGACGTGCCGCCGGCGGAAAACCCGAACTTCCTGATCGAAGTCACCAACCAGTGGCTGACCGAAGTCCTCGACGCTTAAGGAGCGCGCTAGATGATTCCTCAAACCCTGTTTAACACCAACCTGTTCGTCGACGGCGTGAACTTTGCCGGCGACGTGCCAAGCCTGACCTTGCCCAAGCTGACCACCAAAACTGACGAGTACCGGGCCGGCGGCATGGCCGGTGCCATCGAGATGGCCCAGGGCCTGGAAAAGATGGAAGCGACCTTTGTCACCAAGGGTGTGCGTCGCGAGTCGCTCAAGCACTTCGGCCTGGCCGATGGCTCGGCGTTCAACGCGTCGTTCCGGGGTGCCTTCCGCGGCCACAAAGGTACGGTCACGGCGGTCGTGGCGACCCTGCGCGGGCTGCTGAAAGAGGTCGACCTCGGTGACTGGAAAGCCGGTGATCCGGCGGAGATCAAACACGCGATCGCACCGGTGTACTACAAGCTCGAAATCGACGGGCGCGTGATGTACGAAATCGACATGATCGCCGGGATTCAGGTGATCGATGGCGTAGACCAACTCGCCGAAGTGCGCTCCGCACTCGGCCTCTAAGGGAATAGATCCGGATGACCATGCAAACTGCAAAAAAGCTGCCGGCCTGGCTGTCGATCACCACGGATCGCGCGGTGATTACCCTCTCGCGGCCGAGCGAGGTCAATGGGGTCAAGGTCGATACGCTGGTGCTGCGTGCGCCGCTGGTGCGCGAAGTCCGCGCCGCCGATCGCGCTGCCGGTGACGATGACGAACTGCGCGAGCTGCAGCTGTTCGCCAGCCTGGCCGAGGCGGGTCTCAAGGACCTGGAAGGCCTGAAGGTGGTGGACTATCGCCGTCTGCAGGCGGCTTATTCGAACCTGGTGCCGCACGCCGATTATTCGAAATCGCTCCCCGCCTGGTTGTCGGTCACCGCCGAAAACGCCGTGGTCAGCCTGTCGCGGCCGAGCGAGGTCAACGGCGTGCAGATCGACAAGCTGACCCTGCGCTCGCCCACGGTGCGCGAAGTGCGGGCCGCGGATCGGGCGGCTGGTGGGGATGACGAGCAGCGCGAACTGGTGCTGTTCGCCGAATTGGCCGGCGCAGCAATCGCCGATCTGGAGGGCCTGAAGGTGGTGGACTACAACCGCCTGCAGGCCGGCTATTTTCGCCTGGAGCAAGACGACGGGGTTTGATCCGGGGGTGATGAAGATGGTGGCGAAACGTCTCGCGGCGGACACCGGGTTTTCCGCTGCCGAGATTCAGTCGATGCCGTTTTCCGAGATGGTCTGGTGGCTCACGGATTGAGCCGCTTCCGGTAATGCTCTGCACAGGGGAGCCATGACATGGCGAACAAACTCTCCCTCGGGTTGGTGATCGGCGGGGCCGTCAGTCCTACGGTCGGCACCGCGTTCAATGAGGTCACCGGGCGCATCAAGCGCCTGGAAGCGGAAGGCAACAAGGCGCGGGTGCTGCAACGCACCATTGGCGACACCATTCGCCTGCGCGATGAATGGAAAAAGGCCCACGACAGCGGCGCCGCTGGGGCGTCCAAGCTGCTGGGTCGCCTGAATTCCAACCTCGACAGCCTGAAAAAACAGGGTATCGAGGTCGGTCGGCTGGACAAGGCCTACCGCTCGCTGGGGCAGACCGCGAACAAGGCGGAACTCAAGGCAAAGGGTTACCAGCAGATCGAAGCCGGCAAGGCCGGGATGAAAAGTACGGTCGGTCAGGCCGTCGCCGGGGTGGCGACGGTGGGCATTGCGACCAAGGTCAGTGCCGACTTCGGGGCCATTGTCCGTGACATCGCGATCAAGGCCGGGATTGCCAACGATCCAAAAGAAAAACAGGTGTCGCAGAAGATCATCGAGACTTCGCGCGATACCGGCATGGCGCGCAATGACGTCGCCGACGTGGTCAATCAATTGGTGGGGGCCGGTATGGACCTGGCCAAGGCGCTGGAATATGCCCCGGTCGCGGCCAAGTTTGCCGTGGGCCAGGGCTCGAACGGTGCCGATACGGCAAAGATGATCAATGCGCTCGGGCAGAACGCCAAGATCACCGATGCCAAACAGATGCAGCAGGCGCTCGAAGCCATCGCTTTTCAGGGGCAGGCCGGCAGCTTCGAGGCGGTCGACATGGCCCGCTGGTTCCCCGAGCTGTTGTCGAACATGGGCAACCTGAACATCACCGGCATGGACGCGGTGACGCAGCTGGGTGCGATGCTGCAGGTGCAGATGAAAACCGCCGGCGGCGCCGATGAAGCGGCGAACAACCTGAAAAACTGGATGGGCAAGATCGGTTCGACCGACACCGTGGAGGCCTACAAAAAGGCCGGCATCGACTACAAGGGCTCGATGCAGACCGGGCTGCAGAACGGCATGTCGACACTGGAGTCGAGCATGGCCTTGGCGCAGAAGTACATCCAGGCCACCGACCCGAAACGGGCGGCATTGATGGCTGAAGCCACGTCGAAGATCAGCCAGGAGGCGGATCCGGAAAAGGCCAAGGCCATGATGGCGTCGCTGGAGGAGGCCTTGCGCACCGGCGATCTGTTCGCCGACATGCAGGTCAAGGCCGCGCTTTCGGCCTACCTGCAGAACAAGGCGCTGTACAGCCAGCTGAAAAACGACTCGCGCGAAGCCTCAGGCATCCTCGACAAAAACCTCGCAGAGCGGCGCGAATCGTCGTCACAGAAGTGGGCCGAAATGGCGCAGTCGATGGACGATGCCATGCGTAGTGTAGGCGACGCCTTGCGTCCGGTGACGGATACCGTGGCGGAAGCGCTGACCAAAGTTACCAAGGGCATCAGCACGCTGGCGGACCGTTCGCCCGGAGTGGTCACCGGTATTGCTGCGGTTGGCGGTGGTTTACTCGCGCTGCAGACGGCGGTCAGCTCGTTCAAGATCGGCAAGGGATTGCTCAACCTGGCGCGCGGGACACTGGGCAAAGGCAAGTCCGGCGAGGTGCAGAAGGTCTTTGTCACCAACTCGCTGGAGGGGGATCGCGTTGGTGTGGGGGCAGAGCCCAAAAGCAAAACGGGTAAGGCCCTGTCCCTAGTCGAGACAGGATTGAAGGCTGTCGCGGCCATCAAGGGTTCGCCCGAGGCCAGTGACACTGCTGACGGACAGGCGAGTAAGAAAACCGGTGGTTTCGATCTGGTGGCGACCGGGCTCAAAGTGGTGTCGCTCGCCAAGGAGGCCACCGGCGACGGTGAGGTGCAAGCCGGTCTGGAAGACGGCAGCGTCAAGAAGGTGTTTGTGGTGAACGCGGCGGCCCTGAGCGGCGGTGGCGGGGGACCGATTGAGACTCGGCGCCGGGGCCGAGGGGCTCCTCGCAATGCCTCGCGGCGGCGTCGGGTTGCCACGCCGCCTAGGCCGAGCGGTCCGTCGCGTCCACCGGTACCCGCGCCTCGACCGGCAACACCATTGCCGCGACCGCCGATGTCTGTGTCTCGGGCGCCGGCACCAGTATCTGCACCACGCCCAACGGTCTTACTACAACCCCAGGCGACACCTACACGGGGGCCAGCGCTGCGACCTCCGGTGCCTGTGGCTCCAGCGCCGGTGCCTCGGCCAACTGTTCCCTTGCCGCGTCCTCCCGTGCCGCTGCCGCCAACCGGTGGCGTGCTGGCCAAGGTGGCGGCTGTGGCGGGGGCGGTGGGGAAGGTCGGCAAGCTGGGCAAAGTGATTCCGGGCGGCTCGCTGTTGGAGGCCGGAAGCATGGCCGTCGACACTTACCTGAATGCCGAGACGAAAGATCAAAAAGCCGAAGGTTACGGTGCGGCAGCGGGTTCGCTGGCCGGCACCATGGCCGGCGCTGCTGCGGGGGCGGCCATCGGTTCGGTGGTGCCCATCATTGGTACCGCGATTGGCGGCTTGGTCGGTGCGTACCTGGGCAGCATGGGCGGCACCGCACTGGGTGGAGTCGTAGGCAAATCGTGGTTTGGCGGTGAAGAAGAAAAGCCTGCAGCACCGGCAACGCCATTGTTGGTGGCGCCCCGGCCGGGCCCGGTGGTGCCGAGCTTGGCCAGCATGGGGCGATCTTTCAACGGGGCGAACGAGCCCGGCGCGCTGCTGATGGCGTCCAGTTCCACACCACCCAACCCAGCCTTGGGTGACGTCGCCCGTGCACTGGCAACACCGGCGCCGGTCAAACCAGCGACGGTGGCGATCCAGCCCAAAGAGCCAGAGAAACCGGCACCCACCAAAGTGGATCAGCAGTTCCAGTACTCACTGAGCATGCCGGTCACGGTGCAAGGTGACGTCAAAGATCCACAGCGTCTGGCCCAGGACCTGATGCCGCACATGCAGCGAATGATGGCCGACGCCGCGAAACAGAACGCGTCGAGCCAGTTGTTCGATGAACCCCACTTGTAAGGAGACCCCATGGCTTACATGGAGCAATTGCAGGCCGGCCTCAAGTACCTGGTCGAAGCCGGGGAGTCCGGACGCCGCAGTGCGGACGGCATGCTCGGCCCAGTCAACGGTGCGATCAGTGAAATTACCGGTGCCGCGTCCGAGCTGGAGAATATTCCGTTCGTGGGGCCGGCAATCGGCGCCAAGCTGCAGCGGGTAATGCGCGGCGTGAATGCGGCGCAAGCCAAAGTTGGCCAGGTGGTGGCCACCTACGGGCGGGCTACCCGGGCTGCCGCAGAAGTGCAGGAGCGCATGGGCACGCTGAAGGAGCAGGCGGGCAAGGCGGCGACGGCGATCAACAAGATCGCCGGCAAGGTCAGCCCGTCGCTAGCCAACATCATGCCCACCAGTGCGTTTGCCACCGATGCCACGCCGGCGCCGGAAGCGGTGAAGCCGTTCCCACACCTGCTGATCATTCAGCCGCAGGATCCCAAGGCCCAGCCGTACTACTTCAACCTGGACACGGCTGCCTTCGACGAACTGTCGCGGTCGACCGAGTTTCGCTGGGCCTCGCAAGAGCGCCTGTCGCGTCGGCCGGCGCAGCAGGCGGTGGGCATTGGTGAAGAGAAAATCACCTTGAAAGGTACGATTTACCCGGGCTTTAAGGGCGGGCTGAAGCAACTCGACACCTTGCGCAGCATTGGTGCTCAGTTGAAGCCGTTAACCCTGACCACCGGGTACGGCGATGTCATGGGCACCTGGTGCCTGAAGACCATCTCGGAAGAGCAGGGCGCACTGATGCATGGCGGGATTCCGCGTAAACAAGGATTCACTCTGGAGTTTGTGCGCTATGGCGACGACATGCAGAACGTCTGACGGCGATCTATTGGACAGCATCTGCCATAACTTTTATGGCCACCTGACGGGCAGTGTCGAAGCGGTGCTGGATGCCAATCAGGGCCTGGCCGATGAGCCGCAACCCTATCGCGCCGGCGTGGTGATCACGCTGCCGGATCTGGCGACACCGGTACAGGAGCAGGTCACGCTCTGGGATTGATGGTCTACACTCGTGGCGCTTGATAACTCAAGCTCCTTACTTTCATACCCGCCTTGTGCGGGTTTTTTTTTTGGAAAATTTCCATGACTCCTACGTTTCGCATCGTTGCCGATGGCGCTGATATCACAGCCCTGATCGATGATCGGTTGTTGTTGCTGCGAACCTCTGACAAGCCCGGCATGGAGTCCGACGAGTTCGAATTACGCATCGATGACCGTGCCCGCCAGGTTGGACTGCCTCGGCGTGGCGGTTTTATCGAAATCTACATGGGCTACGCCGAAACGTCGCTGGCCCGCCTGGGGCGTTACGTGGTCGATGAGGTCGAGGTCTCGGGACCGCCGGACACGTTGGTGATCAAGGGCAAGGCCAGTGACATGCGCGGCACCGGCAAGACCGTCCGCAGTGGCAGTTGGGAAAACGTGCCGTTGTCGACCATCGTGACCGACATTGCTGCCCGCAACGGCTGGCAGCCGGGGTGTCCGGTGTCGACCAAGGTGGTCCGGGCGGATCAGCTCAACGAGTCCGATTTCAATTTCCTCACCCGCCTGGCCAAACAGTACGACTGCACCGCCAAGGTGGCCGAGGGCAAGCTGCTGGTGATGCCGCGCCAAGGTGGTCAGAGCGCCAGCGGTAAGGCCTTCGGCACCATCACCCTGACACGCAGCGATGTCAGCCGCTGGCAGTTTCGTCTGGGCGATCGCAATGCACACAAGGCGGTAGCAACCAAACATCAGGACAAGAAAAACGGGAAGCTCGTGGTGGTCTCCCTGGACAACGATGACGTGCCCGATGGTCTGCCGGCGGTGCACACCGACCGGCATATCTATCCCAACAGAACCGCTGCCGAGGCGGCGGCCAAGGCCCGCTTGGCCGCGTTCAATCGCTCCGGTGCCGGTGTGCGTCTGGAGATGCCCGGGCGCACGGACATCTTCGCCGAGCGGTCGATCAATGCCCAGGGCTTCAAGGATGGGCTCGACGGTGAGTACCTGACCGATTCGGTCGAACAGGTTTACACCCAGTCCGGCTGGTCGACCACCGTGGAGTGCAACGGCGGCAAGCAGGGCAAAGCCAAGGCCAAAGGCAGGAAGAAAAAACCAGCTCAAGACCTGAAGGTCGTGCAGCTGAATCAATAGCAGCGTCCTCCGTCACAGCTATAGGAGCAAGCGAATGCCGTTAACTGAGCAACAACTCCAATGCATCATGCCCAACGCCCGCCGCCAAGCGGGCGTTTTTGTATCCGCGCTAAACGCAGCCATGGTCCACCGGCAAATCAACACGCCGAAACGTCAGGCCGCGTTCCTCGCGCAGGTCGGGCACGAATCCGGTCAACTGCAGTACGTGCGTGAACTGGGTGGCGATCAGTACCTGAGCAAATACGACTCCGGCAATCTGGCCGTGCGGCTAGGCAACACCCCGGAAGTGGATGGGGATGGCCAGCGTTATCGCGGTCGCGGCTTGATCCAGGTCACCGGCCACAGTAACTACCTGCGCTGCAGCCTGGCGCTGTTCGGGGACGAGCGCCTGCTGCGCATTCCTGAACTGCTCGAGCAACCGCAATGGGCGGCCGAATCCGCCGCGTGGTTCTGGTGGATCCGTGAACTGAACGCGCTGGCCGATCGGGACGAGTTCGAGGCGATCACCCGCAAGATCAACGGCGGCCTCAACGGCCTGGCGGATCGGCTGCTGCTGTGGGAGCGGGCGAGGGCGGTGTTATGCGTCTCGCCGACCTGATCCCAGCGCCGTATCGAGTGTTGGTAGTCGGCAGCCTATTGGTCGCCGTCGCGGGTGGTGCAGCTGCGATGGCCTGGCAGGTTCAGGACTGGCGCTACGGTAAGCAATTTGCCGAACAGGCTCGACTATACGCCGAGACCCTCAACCAACTGGCCCTGGCCGCGGCTGCACAACAGCGTGCCGAGAATGACAAGCGCCTGGCCCTGGAGCAGCGGCTTTCCGCCAGCGAACAAACTCATTACCGAGCCCTGAGCGATGCCCAACGTGATCAAGGTCGCCTGCGCGACCGCCTTGCCACTGCTGATGTGCGCCTGTCAGTCCTACTCGCCGCCACCGATTCAGCCAGCGGCTGCGCAATGCCAGCCACCACCGTCACCGGCAGTATGGTTTATGGCCCCACAAGAGCCCAACTTGACCCAGCGCATGCTCAACGAGTTATCGGCATCACCGATGCCGGCGACCAAGGACTGATCGCCTTGGCGGCCTGTCAGGCCTACGCCAAAGAAGTCTCAACACCGAAGTGA